AGTAATAATTGGAGTAAAAATGGAATTAGTAAAAAAGACGAAACACTACATCAATAATCAAACATTCCTGGAAGTTTTGATTGATTACAAAGCAAAATGTGCAGAAAATAAAGAAAAAGGATTAGAGGAGCCTCCTATACCCAATTATATTGGTGAATCCTTTATGAAAATTGCAGAAGGATACTCACATAAACCCAATTTCATCAATTACACATATCGAGAAGAAATGGTAGGAGATGCTGTAGAAAACTGCCTTCGATATTTTCATAATTTTGATCCAGAAATTTCAAAAAATCCATTTGCGTATTTCACACAAATTATACATTATGCATTCTTGCGAAGAATTGAAAAAGAAAAGAAGGAATTATATGTAAAATATAAATCAGCAGAAATTTCTGGGATTTTTGATGAGAATCATTCACTTGAATTAGATAATGGTGTTCAAATTCAATTTGAAATGTATGATAATTTATCAGAATTTATTGGAAATTTTGAGGCTGCCAAAGAAAAGAAAAAAGCAGTAAAAAAGAAAAAAGGTCTTGAAAATTTTATGGATCTATGATACAATAGAGTAATTGTAAATATAAAAATATATTATGACTAAAATTGCTTTAATAACGGATTGTCATTGGGGAGTTCGTAACGACAATCAAAATTTTATTGAACATTATCGTGAATTCTATGAAAATATTTTCTTTCCAAAACTGAAAGAACATAATATTACAAAGTTATTAATGTTGGGTGATACATTTGATCGTAGAAAATTTTCTAATCATGTAACTCTTTGGCATGCCAAGAATATATTCTTCAATAAGCTTAGTGAGAATAATATTGAAACATGGATGCTGATTGGAAATCATGATGTTCCATATAGAAATACAAATACACCAAATGTTCCAGAATTGGCTCTGATTGATTATGATAATATTCATTTCATTTCAGAAAAAGCCGAAACTATCAATATCGACGGAACAGAAATTTGTATGGTTCCTTGGATGAATAATTCAAATGCTAAAGAATGTTTCGAACACATGAAAGAAACACAAGCAACTATTTGTTGTGGACATTTTGAGATTCAAGGATTTTCAATGTATAAAGGATCCATTTCGGAAGATGGATTGAATAGAGGTATTTTTAATAAATTTGAATATACATTTTCTGGACATTATCATCACAAATCAAATTCAGATGGAATTTATTACCTAGGAAATCCATATCAATTAACTTGGCAAGATTATGGTGATGAGAGAGGATTTCATTTATTTGATCTTGAAACTAGACAATTAGAATTTGTTAAAAATCCTTATGAAATGTTTATTCGTTACATTTACGATGATACAGATAAATCATTCGAAAATATTATGAATTTTGATGTTAGTTCTATTAAAAACAAATATGTTAAAATTGTGGTGATGAAAAAATCTAATCCATATGCTTTTGATATGTTTGTTAATAAACTTTATCAATATGATCCAGCCGATGTTAATATTGTAGAAGAAATTATATCAGAAAATAAAGAAGATGATGATTTAGATCAAACTCAAGATACAATAACAATCCTCAATTCATATATTGATGGTCTCAAAACTACAGAATCTTTTGATGTAAATAAACTCAAATATATTTTGAGAGAAGTTTATATCGAAGCTTTAAATACACAGCAAGATTAAATATGGTATTATTTAAAAAAATCAGATGGAAAAATTTTCTTTCAACAGGAAACTATTTCACAGAAATAGATTTGAATAGAAATACAAGTACATTAATTGTCGGATCAAATGGATCTGGAAAGTCAACAATGCTAGATGCATTGACTTTTGCACTTTTTGGTAAGCCATTTAGAAATATTAATAAGCCAACATTAATCAATTCAATCAATGAAAAACAATGTGTGGTCGAGGTTGAATTTTCAATTGGAAACAAAGAATATAAAGTTGTTCGTGGTATTAAACCAAATATTTTCGAAATTTATTGTGATGATAAATTAATAGACCAAACTGCTGCAAATAAAGATTATCAAGAAATACTTGAAAAGCAAATTTTAAAACTTAATTTCAAATCTTTTACTCAGATTGTTATTCTAGGTTCGGCATCGTTTACTCCTTTTATGCAATTAAAAGCGGCTGATCGGAGAGAAATTATTGAAGATTTATTAGACATTAAAATCTTCTCGTCAATGCATACAATTATTAAACAGAAAATATCTTTATTAAAAGAAAAAGAAGTGAGTAATAAGTATGCACTTGATTTATGCGTCGAACGAATCAAGATGCAAAAAAATCATATTGAGCAGCTTAAGAAGCATAATCTTAAAGAAATTGAAAAGAAACAAAAAGAAATCGATGAATCTAATATAAACATCAAGAAATATACAAAAGATGTTCAATTAATCGATAAACATGTTCAACAATTGTTAAAAGGTATTGAAGATCAGACTAAGATAGATTCAAAATATAAAAGTTTAATTTTAATTGAATCAAAGATAGAATCAAATATTTCAAATTTATTAAAAGAAAAAACTTTCTATGAAAGTAATGATAACTGTCCAACATGCAAACAACATATTAATGAAAGTTTTAAAAAAGATAAATTTGAACAAGTTGATAATAAAATACAAACACAAATGAATGGAAGAAAAGAAGTAGGAAATCAAATTGAATTGATTAGAAATAGACTTCAAGAAATTTCAAATGTTCTCCAAAAAATTCAAGAACATCAAACAGAATCAGTGAGAATTAACGCTTCTATTCAGTCCTTATATAAGTATGTTGAGAAATTGGAAAAAGAAAAGATTGAATTATCAAACGTAACTTCAAACATCCAATTAGAAAACGATAAACTTAAAGAGTTAAAAACTGAATTAAAAAAATATTTAACAGAACAAGAGAAAATTTCATTAGATAGACATTATTATGATTTTTCTTATTCTTTATTAAAAGATAGCGGAATCAAAACAAAAATTATTAAACAATACTTACCAATTATGAATAAACTAATTAATAAGTATTTGACAACTATGGATTCATTTATTAATTTTAATCTCGATGAAAGTTTTAACGAATCGATCAAATCGAGATATAGGGATGATTTCAGTTATAATAATTTTTCTGAAGGTGAAAAACAAAAAATTGATCTTGCATTATTATTTACTTGGAGACAAATTGCAAAAATTAAAAATTCAACAAATACAAATCTATTAATTTTAGATGAAGTTTTTGATAGTAGTCTTGATGCATCTTCTGTTGAATTATTAATGAATATTCTTTCTGATGTATCAAAGGATACTAATGTTTTTGTAATTTCACATAAGGGTGATCAATTATCAGATAAATTTAGAAGTGTAATTACTTTCGAAAAGAAAAACAATTTTAGTAGGATGATAGTATGAGCGAACAAAAATTTACAGATGCAGTATTGACAATTAATACTGAAAAACAATCAACAAACGTAGAAAGAAAGAATATTCTATCCTTAGTTCGTGAATTAGATCCTATTTTATCTGAGACTATTCCAGAATTTGATTTTACAAATCCAGAATATAACGCTGTTGAAATAGCTTCGGATTTAGTAGAAACATGCAAACATTATAAAGGTTTAGGATTATCAGCGAATCAATGTGGATTACGTCATAGAGTTTTTGTTGCTGGATTTGGTGAAAATTTTGTGGCATTTTTTAATCCAAAAGTAATTAGTGTGGGTAAAGAAAATGTTCATATGTCAGAAGGTTGCTTATCTTATCCGCATTTGTTTATTAGTATTACTAGACCAGATTCTGTTCATCTTGAATATGAAGATTTTAATGGAGAAAAGAAACAGGGAATTTATACTGGTTTAACAGCAAGAATTATTCTACATGAATTAGACCATTTGAATGGTGTAACATTTACAAAGAAAGCAAAACCATTAGCATTAAAGTGTGCAGTTGAAAAGAGACAAAAACTATATAAAAGTTTTGAAAAATCTACGAATAAAATGTCAAAGGTATCAAAAAAGCTTCGTAAATAAGGATTCATATAGTATGAAAAAAGATAAAATTGAAAAAGAATTTACCGAATACGATAATTGTTTGAATGTTAAACAAGAAATAAAAGAATCAAGTTTAGTTGATTTTTTTGATCTTGATGAACAAGAAAAAGAAATGTTGATGGCAGATGAAAAAGAGTGGAAAAAACATTGGGTAGGAATGCCAGAATTCACTCAAGAAGATAATCCTCCATATAAAAAAATTATAGTTTCTTTTAGAAACAAAGAGGATTATCAAGAATTTGCCAAGATTATGAATCAAAAATTGACAGAGAAAACCAAATCAATTTGGTATCCAGAATTAGATCGTGAGGAAAATGCATTATTAAGGTGGATGGAAGATGACGAATCCTAAATATCCTGTTTATATTGTTTCAAAAGGAAGATCAGATTCAATGATAACTTCTCGTTCTTTAACAAGAATGAAAGTTCCACATTATATTGCTGTCGAACCTCAAGATATTGAACCTTACACAAAAGCTCTTGAAACATTCAACCTTAAAGATTATGTGACCTTAATTGAATTACCATTTTCAAATCATGGTGATGGTCCAGGAAGAGCAAGAAATAGTGTTTGGGATCATTCAATTGAACTTGGCGCAGAAAAGCATTGGGTTCTTGATGATAATATTGGAGATTTTTATCGTTTACATAAAAATAAAAGAATTCGTGTAGAATCTGGAATCATATTCAAAATTGCAGAAGATTTTATTGATCGTTATGAAAATGTTCCTGTTTCTGGATTTCAATATAGATTTTTTATTGCACCAAATAGTTATTATCCACCTTATGTAAAAAATACAAGAATTTATTCTACTCTATTAATAGACAACAAATGTAAACATCGATGGAGAGGAAGATATAATGAAGATACTGATTTATCTTTACGAGTGTTGAAAGATGGTGATTGCACAATTCAATTTAACGCTTTTCTTCAAGGTAAATCAGCAACTCAAACTGTGAAAGGTGGAAATACTGAAGAATTCTATCATAAGGAAGGTTCTCTAGAAAAAGATAAATGGAGAGATGGAATGTTAAATCCAGAAGGAACAATTAACAAATCACAAATGTTAGTTGATCTTCATCCAGATGTTTCTAGAGTTGTTTGGAGATATGGTAGATGGCATCACTATGTAGATTATAGTCCTTTTAAAAACAACAAATTAAAATTAAAAGAAGGAATAGAGTTGCCAAAAGGAGTAAACAATTACGGATTAAAATTAGTAAAATTAACAAAATAATTACTAATTTAATCTTGACATTGTTGAATTGTGTGATATAATTGTTTTTATTTAACTATGGGAGTTAATTATGAGTGTACGTGAAAACATGCTTAAGTTTCTTAAGAGAAAAGGTCCATACAATACCTTTACAACTAGGCAAGCACAAAATATGTTCAATGTGAACAATGTGTCTGCACGAATTTCTGAATTGCGTCAGGAAGGTTACAACATTGTAACAAAGAAGAAGGAACTAGACGATGGTCGTGTAATTACATTTTACAAGCTAGCCCGTCGTAATAATGTTCATGCTTAATTGATAATTCGGGGAACATCTAATGTTCCCCAGCTTTTATTGGATAAATTATGGAAATTTCAATTAAAATTGAAGAATTAAAGAAGAAAAGTATAATGATTGCAACACCTATGTATGGTGGAATGAATCATGGTCTTTACATGAAATCATGCCTTGATCTACAAGGCATGTGTATGCAATATGGAATTCAAACAAAGTTTTCATTTCTCTTTAATGAATCTTTGATTACAAGAGCAAGAAATTATCTAGTCGATGAGTTTCTTTATCGTTCGGATTGTACGCATCTTTTGTTTATTGATTCAGATATTGCGTTTGATCCTAAGGATGTATTAGCCCTTCTTGCACTCGATAAAGATGTAATTGGTGGACCATATCCTAAGAAGGCAATTAAGTGGAACAACATCAAGAAAGGTGTTACTAAAAATCCACAAGTTGAAGCTGGTGTTCTGGAAAAGCTCGCGGGTGATTTTGTCTTTAATCCTGTTCAAGGAACAAAACAATTTTCTGTTTCAGAACCACTAGAAGTTCTTGAAATTGGAACTGGTTTTATGATGATTAAGAGAGAAGTGTTTGCAAAATTTGAAGAAGCATATCCAAATCTAAAGTATAAACCAGATCATGTTGGACAAAAACATTTTGATGGTTCTCGTTATATCCATGCTTATTTTGATACTGTTATCGATAAAGATTCTGAAAGATATTTGTCAGAAGATTATATGTTTTGTCAATGGTGGAGAAATATCGGCGGTAAGATTTATCTATGTCCATGGATGAAAACAACTCATATTGGCACATATCATTTTCAAGGTGACATGCCAGCCATCGCAAACTATGTTGGAGAAATGTAATGGAAAGTAATGAAACAACATACACACTAAATGCAGCAGATCCTATTCCAGCATATGACTTTAATTTTGATACTCTTTTGACACCAAAACGTCTTGAAAATGAATCTTTTGAAGATTATAAAATTAGACGCAAAGTTGTAGCTGCGCGAGTTAAAGATCATCTAAAAGGTGAAGTTATTTGGAATAGTAGAGAGAATGGTACTTATAGAAAAAAGGTAAATGCATAATGATTATAGGTTTAGTTGGCTTTATCGGAAGTGGAAAAGGTACTGTTGGTGATATTCTAGTACAAGATTATGATTTCATTCATGAAAGCTTTGCGAAGCCAGTTAAAGATATTGCATCGTTTATTTTCGGATGGGATCGAGAAATGCTTGAGGGTTCAACAGAACAATCGAGAGCCTGGAGAGAAAAACCAGATGAAAAGTGGAGTAATCTTCTTGAAAAAGAATTCAGTCCCAGATTAGCACTTCAATTGATAGGAACTGAAATAGGTAGAAACACTTTTCATGATGATTTTTGGATCAAATTGATGCAATCTAGAGTGGATCCTAACAAGAATTATGTTATTACAGATGTTCGTTTTCCTAACGAGATTAAATTCATTCAAGAAAATGATGGATTAGTATTTCATATTCAAAGAGGTAGATTGCCTATTTGGTATGAAGATGCACTCTATGCAAATAGAGGATCACATGAACATGAATATAACATGATAAATGTTCATAAAGTCCATTCATCAGAATGGAAATGGATAGGATCGCCAGTGACTTTAACTGTTACAAACAATTCTTCTTTAGATGATCTTAAAAAAGAAATCAAAAATATCATGAATGTTTATTTAAAAAGATGATGGAGAGTTTATATAATGAAATTTACAAATGAAACGTTGGGTGTACTGAAACATTTTGCTAGTCTAAATCCAAGCATTCTTTTTCGTAAGGGAACAGAATTAAAGACTATTACACCCAATAAAGTTGTTTTAGTAAAAGCAAAAATCAAACAAGAAATTCCAGAGGAATTTGGAATTTATGATTTGAACAGTTTCCTTTCACTATTAACACTTGATAAAGATAATACAGATGTTGATTTTGACCAACATCATGTTATTATCAGTGGTTTAAATGGTCGTAGTAAGATTTATTATCGAAAGACAGATGAAACTTCTATTGTGGTTCCACCAAACAAAGATGTTAATTTTGGTGAAAAGGCAGTTTCGTTTCAACTTAAACTAGATGATTTTCAATGGGTAACAAAGACAAGTAATCTGCTTCAATCTCCAAATATTGCATTTGAGGGTAAAGATGGAAATTTGAATCTTATTGCTTTTGATTTGAAGAATGACGCAGCACATAAGAATTCACTTAAGATTGGTGAAACAGATAAAGAGTTTACTTTTGTTTTTAAGACGGAAAATCTGAAGTTGATTCCAGACACATATAATGTAGAAATGTCAGAACGTGGCATTTCATATTTCAAAAATGAATCTGATAATATTGAATATTGGATTGCAACAGAACGAGAAGGAAATAAAGTATGATTCCATATATTACATTAACTGAAGTAAAAAGTGGTATTGTAATTCACGTTTTCAAACAACATATTACTTCAATTTTTACAGCACCGGAAAAAGATGAGTCTGGTGAACCAAATCCAGTCGGTGGCAAGACAGTTGTATCGTTTATTGGTGGATCTGTAGTTGTTGAAGATAATAAGATTGATGTTTTAGAGGAAATTAAAGGTCATGCAAGATATTGAAATTGATGCAGAAGCGAAAAAAGAACTAAAAGATGCAATTGAAAAAGCAAATGTTGTTTTAACTAAAATAGAAACATTAAAGCAAGAATTAAAGGATATTATTCTTGTTGCACATGAAGAAACAGATATTCCAAAGAAAATTATTGCAAAGGCGGCAAAGACATATTTCAAAGCTAATTTCAAAGAATTAGTTTCTGAAAATGAACAGTTTGAAAATCTTTTCCAAACTTTGTTTGAAATTAAAAATCCTTAATGGAGTAAAAATATATTATGAGTGAAAATGATCGTGACAATTTTCTGTGGGTTGAAAAGTATCGTCCAAAGACTATTGATGAATGTATTCTTCCCGACGAACTAAAGCAAACTTTCAAAGAGTTTGTGAAACAAAAAAACATTCCAAATTTATTACTTTCAGGTACAGCGGGCGTAGGTAAAACTACAGTTGCTCGTGCCTTATGTAATGAGATTGATTGTGATTATATTATCATCAATGGATCAGATGAAAGTGGTATTGATGTTCTCAGAACAAAGATTAAAACTTATGCTTCATCTGTAAGTTTATCTGGTGGCAGAAAAGTTATTATAGTTGATGAGGCAGATTATTTGAATCCAAATTCTACTCAACCAGCATTGCGTGGTGCTATCGAAGAATTTTCCGGAAATTGTTCTTTCATTTTCACTTGTAATTATAAGAATCGAATTATTGATCCGATTCATTCTCGTTGTACCGTTATCGATTTTAAGATTAACGGAAATAAAGCTAAACTTGCTGCTTCTTTTATGAAAAGAGTTGAAAAAATTTTAACAGCGGAAAAGATTCAGTTTGATAAGGAAGTAATTGCTGGTCTAATTACAAAACATTTTCCCGACAATCGAAGAATTCTTAATGAACTTCAACGATATTCTGTTTCTGGTAAAATCGATAAAGGAATTCTAAATCAAATTTCTGATGTTAGAATTCGTGAATTGATTGATTCCTTAAAAACAAAAGACTTTGGATCAGCAAGAAAGTGGGTTGTTGGAAATATCGATAATGATCCAGCATTGATTTATAGAAAAATTTATGATTCTTTGTATGATTACGTTAAGCCATCATCAATTCCACAAGCCGTACTTATTTTAGCGAAATATCAATATCAAGCTGCTTTTTGTGCAGATCAAGAAATCAATCTGGTTGCTGCACTTACAGAAATTATGGTTGATGTGGAGTTTAAATGATGCCTGATTTATTCAAAGAAATTATTCCTTCTATCCTTCAAGGAAATGAAAAGATCATTCGGGATGATCTGGATGAAAAAGATTATGTTCCATTTATTGTCAATCGAGCTTTATCAAATCATATTGATTGTGTATTCAATGCAAACGAAATGAATATGTTTAATATTGATAAAAGAATGCAATATGATTTTCATTTTTTTGGAACCAGAAAATTCAAAAGAAAGTTTCAGTCATGGAATAAAAAGAATTCCGATTCAGAAGATTTTCTAGCAGTCAAAGAATTTTTTTCTTATTCTGATGAAAAAACAAAATCTGTTATGGACATTTTAACTCCAGAACAAATTGAAATTATTCGTCAAAAGACTGAAAAAGGTGGAATAGTTAAAAAATCCAAGGCTTCTAAATAAAGTTATTATAACAATAACACTTATTTGGAGTTAAAATAATGATAAATTTAAATGATATGATTGAAGTTGAATTGAGAGAAGATGATGATTTTTTAAAGATTCGTGAGACGTTGACTAGAATTGGAGTTGCTTCAACCAAAGATAAAATTCTTTATCAATCATGCCATATTCTCCATAAGAAAAATAAATATTACATAGTTCATTTTAAAGAACTTTTTGCCCTTGATGGTAAAAATACTAATTTTGAAGAAAATGATATTGCAAGACGCAACACAATCATCAACCTATTGGAAGATTGGGGTTTATGCAAAATCGTAAATCCAGAAAAATTAGGAAATCTAAAAGTGAATTTATCACAGATTAGAATTCTTAATCACAAAGAAAAATCTGAATGGACTTTATCTCCAAAATATAATATCGGCAAAACCTGGAAAAAATAAAAATGTTGTAAAAATACAACAGTATCCAAAATTTTGCTTGACATTTTTTTTGGATAGTGTATAATTACATTATTGAATGGGGTTTGCAATGAATTACAATATTATTACGAAATGGTCAAATATATTAAGACCCGATGAAATTTTTTATTCTTCTCCTGCTTGGAAAGGAACAGAAATAAATGGAGAAGAATTTATGGCAGTTTCCAAGAAAAATCCAAAAGAAGTTTCCCCAAATGAGGAATTATCCATTTTCTTTTTTAGAAAATCATTTCTTAAAAAATTGAAATATTAATAATGAATAAAAAATTTCTAAATGTGTATATGGATGTTGCAAAAAGATTTGCAAAAGAATCCTATGCTAGAAGATTAAAGGTGGGTGCCATTGTAGTCAAAGATGATAGAATTATTTCTGTTGGTTATAATGGAACTCCTGCTGGTTGGAATAACAATTGTGAGGATGAATCTGTTGAAATTAATATTAATTCAGAATCATTACCAAAATTAGTAACCAAACCAGAAGTCATTCATGCTGAAATGAATGCTATTGCTAAGTTGGCTAAAAGTGAAGAATCTGGTGATGGTGCATATATGTTCATAACACATTCGCCTTGTTATGAATGCGCAAAGCTAATTTTCACAGCAGGAATTAGAGAAGTTTTTTATGGAGAAGATTATCGTTCTTCTGATGGTGTTAATTTCTTAACAAAATGTGGTGTCAAAGTATCAAAACTAAACAATATGGAATGAACTAAAATTCATTATGCTAGTCAACGGAGAATTTCATGAATTTAGTAATACGAAATACACCAGATTTAAAATTCAATCCATATATTAAAAAAGCTTTAAATTTTTATGGAGAAAATCTAATATCGAAAAGAATTCTGAAAAATATTACAATTAATGTAATTTTTAAGGATAAAATGGATGTACAAGGATTAGCTGAAATTGAGGATTATAATACAAAAAAAGAACCAAGAGAATTCAATATAATTCTTTTTAAATATCTTGGTTCTTTTTCAATTATTAAAACATTAGCACATGAAATGGTGCATGTTAAACAATATATAAATCATGAAATTAATGAATACCTTTCATCATGGAAAGGTAACTATATTGATAGTGACAATTTAGATTATTGGAAACATCCTTGGGAAATCGAAGCATTTGGCTTAGAAGTTTCTTTATATTCACAATTTAGAGATAAGGAAAAATTGTGGGAAGTATTTTCAGATATTAGAAATCCTTCAGCACAACTTATTAAAAAAAATATTGAATGGATTTAATCATTACTAATTTTATTTGTAATTTTAAATTTATTTTTACTAAATAGTTTTAAGAAATTAAATTTTGGAGTTATTGAAAATGTTATCTCGAAGTCTCATCAAATCAAACACATGGAATCATTCTTATCAAATTCAGCCGGAGTTTGATGGAAGATATGCCATGGTTCGTGGCGAGGGCTGGGATGACTAAGATGTAATAAACCTAAAATTAGGTAGAAAACGAAAAGTCCCTAGCCACAAACTAGGGACTTTTTTTATCTGTTGTATTTTAACAACATGTTGCAAAGAAACAACAATTCTGCTTGACAAATTTTCCAGTCCATGTAGAATATCATTTCTGACGTAGCAAACGATCTTTAAAAATTAGAACTTCTTGAGGGGCATAGTGTAATGGCTAGCACCGGTGACTTTGAATCAACGAGTATAGGTTCGAATCCTATTGCCCCCGCCATATAAAAGAATACTTGCCTTGGCATTGTGCTAAAGTTTCTATATTGTCCTAGGCGATGGAATATGGTAAACAGTATTCTTTTATATGGTGAAAATTTAATGGTAGAGTGCCAGAGTCCGGTTTATTGGAACAGTCTTGAAAACTGTCGATCCCGAAAGGGGTCCGTGAGTTCGAATCTCACCTCTATCGCCAAGTTATGGTGCGTTGTCCGAGTGGTCGAAGGAGCTTTCCTGCTAAGAAAGTAATTGCCTTATAAGCGGTTCAAAGGTTCGAATCCTTTACGCATCGCCAAAACAATAAATGAATAAAAAGTATAGTAATATAATTCAATATGTATCTGTGGTCGAATGGTTAGGCAACTGTCTGCAAAACAGTTTTATGTAGGTTCGAATCCTATCAGATACTCCAAGTTGTTGTTTTTACACAACATAGTTCTTGACAAAGTTGCTGGTTGTGATAAAATGTAGTTTGTGTTATTCAATATGTCCATCTTCTAATTGGTTAGGAAACCAGACTTTCAATCTGGTAATGCGAGTTCGATTCTCGTTGGGCATGCCATATTAAAATATACTTATTTAAGAAATATCTTTGGGGGTATAATTCAATGGTAGAATATCCGGCTTTTAACCGGTCAACCAGGGTTCGATTCCCTGTGCCCCTACCAAATTTTTTATAAAATTTAGGTTCTAAAGTGTTTATGGACGCACACAGCACTGTCAATGCTGTAGAGTGGGGATCGTTACCCCCTAGAACCGCCAAGCTTCAACAAAAGCCTAAAGTCAAATTTAGGTCGCACAAATGGGCATCAATCACTCCGATGCTAATCGGTATCTGCGTTAAAGATACGGCTAAACTTCGTAATGCCAAAGTTTAAGTGATTTGTTTGTGGCGGTGGTCACACGCCCACGGCAAACTAAATCACATCTTTTTTAATGCCCATGTAGCCCAATTGGTAGAGGCAACGGTCTTAGAAGCCGTAAAGTGTGAGTTCGAATCTCACCATGGGTACCAAATTATTCTGCCGTTCGTTCAATGGACAGGACATGAATCTTCTAAATTCATTATGGGGGTTCGATTCCCTCACGGCGGACCAAATTGTTGTAAAAATAATACATTGTAGTTGACAACTAATCGTTGTTCTGATACAATGTTATCTATCAAATAAATAATGCGGGTGTAGCGCAATAGGCAGGAGGCAAGGGACTTAAAATCCCTACAGTGTGGGTTCGAATCCCATCGCCCGCACCAAGTTTTATGCGTCGGTAGACTAATTGGTTAGACTCCGACGCTAGAATTAAAACAATGGGACTGTAGTTTAATTGGTAAAACCCCGGCTTTATACTCCGGCATTGGCTCTAGATGAGGGCACATTGAGAGTTCGAATCTCTCCGGTCCTACCAAAATATTTTAAAAGTTTTAATGGAGAGTGCCAATAAGAGCTAACTGGTGTGGCTGCCTGGCTGTAAACCAGGTCCTTTATGGCAAGAGGTTCGATTCCGTCCACTCTCCACCAATTTTATGGATTGCAAACTTTGACGATGAAGTCCTGCCTCTTAAGCAGAGAGAACCCAGTTTGAATCTGGGGCGATCCACCAAGTTTTAGGATAGTTACAGCAATTTAATAAAAATTCAACTTTTAATTGAAAATTTTAAAAAAGCTATCCTGTATTTTTAGGTAATTATGTTGTGTTTTTACAAAAACATGGTTGCCAACATGACTAAATAGTAGTACAATGTTTTCTTCGTTGGGGTAATAGTGATAGAGGGCTGCACATCGCACTTGCAATGCGAAAGTCGGGGATCGTTACCCCGTTGCTCCACCAACAAGTTTCGCGGGAGAGTGAAACGGATAATGTATCATACAAAAATTTGATACTCAATCATATTGGTCTCATAAGCCGATGATAATGGGTTCGACTCCCATGCCCGCAACCCCCTCAATTCCGTCTTAGTATTCTTGGTGAGTACCCTCGGCTGTTAACCGAATGAGGTTGGTTCGAATCCAACAGACGGAGCCAAGTTTTAGGATACATTCAGCAATATAAAAAACTTTTATTGGAAAAAGCAAAAAAACGTATCCTGTATTTTTATGCTCCTGTAGTTAAATGGTATAACAGCATCCTTGTAAGTTGCATTTTCCAGTTCGATTCTGGGTAGGAGCTCCAATTATTAATGCGTGGTTAGTTTAGTGGTAGAATAGGGTCCTTCCAAGTCCTAGGCGCGAGTTCGATTCTCGCACCCCGCACCAATTTTTCATCGGAATATGGCGTAACCAGGTAGCGTTTACCGTTTGGGGCGGTAAGGTTTCAGTTCGAATCTGAATATTCCGACCATATAAAACCCAGGGATGGGGGAGAACGCCTTTGTTCCCTTAGGCGGTTAATATAAGGGAACGTCAATTCATGGTTCTATCGTATAGTGACTATTACGTACCCCTCATAAGGGTAAAATCTGAGTTTGATTCTCAGTAGAACCTCCAAAACAAACTCTCTATGGTGAAACTGGAAATCATAAAACGCTACGAACGTTTAGTTGGGGATTCGAATTCCTCTAGAGAGTCCACAATTTAGAATAGTTAAAGCAAAAATCATGGGATTTCAATTCCCTTCGTAAAATAAATATTCTACTATTTTATGCCTAGTTAGCTCAGTGGTAGCAGCACCGTCTTGATAAGGCGTAGGTCATTGGTTCGAATCCAATACTAGGTACCAAGTTTAGGATACATTCAGCAAAACAAATTTCGTAGGTTAGATTCCTATTTATCATCGTTTTGGTAATTGCCAGAAATGGGGCAAACAAAGTATCCTGTGATATAAATATTTTAATCAATAATAAGGATTTTGATTAAAATGAAAACATTAAAAGAATTAAGAAATTCAAAAAAATCACAATATGAAAAATATGCTGCATTTTCACACAAGATTTTAATTCTTGGATATGGAAGTGTCGGACAAGCGATTTTACCACTTATTCTTAGACATATTTTAGTAAGTCCTACAAATATTACAGTTCTTGAGAAAGACGACAATAAAAAAATATTTGATGAAAGACATAAAAATTCTGGTATTACATATATTCGTAAAGAAATTACAAAAGATAATTATGAAACTGAATTATCAAAATATGTTGATGAAGGTGGATTAATTGTTAATTGTAGTTTAAATATTGATGCTGAAAGTCTCTTGACATGGTGCATGGATCATGATATAATGCAGATTGATACTTCTCTAGAAAGATGGGAAGATCATTCAGATGAAAAAATCAAGAATCCTGCTGATCGAACTCTTTATGCAACCCATACAAAATTAAGAAAAGCATTTAAAAATACAAAAGGTAAATCTACTTGTGTAGTAACGCATGGTGCAAATCCTGGTTATGTAACTCATTTGACTAAAAGAGCATTATTGCTTCTGGCAAATGAGCAAAATAAAAAGACTAATATTCCATCTACACGCGAAGAATGGGCAGAATTAATGCAAAGTCTTGGCGTTAAAGTAGTTCATATTGCAGAAAGAGATACACAAGTTATCGATGAACCAAAGATTAAAAATGAATTTGTAAACACTTGGTCATGTGAAGGCTTCTGGGCTGAAGGCAGAGCACCATCTGAAATGGGATGGGGAACACATGAAGATAAAGATCCAGATGGTGGCAAATCACAAGGAAATTCTGCTTTTTTAAATCAGCCAGGGGTTTCTGTGTTGATGAAATCATGGGTACCAGAAGGTGGACAGTATAATGGTTTTCTAATTCAACACTCAGAAGCTATTACAATTTCTGATTATTTTACAACTGAAAATGGTAAATTTAGACCTTCTGTTTATTATGTTTATCAACCATGTGATGCTGCAATAGCATCAGTTCATGAAATGAGAGGTCATGAATTAGATTTACAATACAAAACAAGAATTGTTAAAAACGAAATTGTTTCTGGTATTGATGAATTAGGAGTATTATTAATTGGTGATAAATTTGCTTTCTGGCACGGATCACAAATGAGTATTATTGATGCTCGTAAATTAGTAAAAGGTGAAAGTGCAACATCTTTACAAGTAGCAGGTTCAATGTTAGGTGCTATTGTTTGGATGATCGATAATCAAAAAGAAGGTTATACAGAACCAGAATCAATTCCTTTCGATCAAGTATTAAAGATCGGAGATATGTATTGGGAACCACTCGCTTCAGAAATGAGTAATTGGACTCCTAATAAAGATGTAAATAGTTTATTTTATAGACCATATGACTCTAAAAATCCAACAAAATTTGAAAATTTTAGAGTCTGGACATAAAACAATGCCGACTTGGTGTAGTGGTAGCACAAGAAACTCCAAATCTCTTTGTGGGGGTTCGATTCCCTCAGTCGGTGCCAATTTTAATAGAGGTAGTAAAACAATGTAGATCACTTGGAGATTAATATGAAACAACTAAAGCTTGATGAAGTAAAAGCGTTTATTAACGCCCAAAGTCCAGAAACTAAGATTTATCTTGGTGCTGATTCAGAAAGAATCAACATTAATGGACAATGGTTTGCTGATTATACATTGGCTATTGTTGTTCATATTGATGGTAATCATGGATGCAAAATCTTTGGTGAAATCCAACGTGAAAGAGATTATGATCAACGTAAAGATAAGCCAGCTATGAGACTTATGAACGAAGTTTATAAGGTATCAGAATTGTTCCAAAAGCTATCTGATGTGTTGGAAGATAGAAAGGTTGAAGTTCACCTTGATATTAACCCAAACTTAATGTATGGTAGTTCATGTGTGGTACAACAAGCTATTGGTTATATTCGTGGAACATGTAACGTAATTCCAATGGTAAAGCCAAAAGCTTTCGCTGCATCATATGCTGCTGATAGACTAAAACACGTTTTAGCTACTGCTGCCTAAGATGCGATAAGGAAGAAAGTACATGTTGCATAAAAACAACATGTACTGATCATAAACTTGACAATACAAATTTTCTAGTGTATAATACATATTATTGAATGATTGAAATGCGGGTTTAGTATAGTCTGGTTATTATTTTTGGTTGCCAACCAAGAGACTCGGGTTCGAATCCCGAAGCCCGCACCAATATTTATTATTTTAGGTTCATTTCAGCATATTTAAATTATATGAAAACTACTAAAATTGAGCCTGTTAAAAAGGAGACTGTGAAAATGAATGCATTTGTTAATGCAATTGTAAATCAAGAAGATCGTACTCAAAATGGTATGAAAACCCGTAAATCTTCTGGAAATGGTCGGGTGGATCTTTTTTATAAGATCGGAGCAATGCGTGGACAAAATGTAATTCCAACTTTCGTTTCAGCATATGCTAATGATCGTGATTTAGCTTTACGGATTGTTGCATGGGCTCGTGATGTCCGAGGTGGAGCCGGCGAACGTCAAATCTTCCGCGATATTCTAAAATATCTGGAAGTAAATGATAAGGAAGCAGCATCCGCATTGATGTATAAGATTCCTGAATTGGGTCGTTGGGATGATTTATTTGTATTCTCTGATCCAGAATTAAAGAAACAAGCATTCAATATGCTTGGTGATGCATTGCGTGCAGGTAACGGACTAGCTGCGAAGTGGACTCCACGTAAGGGTCCGATTGCCGTAGAAATCCGCAAACACTTTGGAATGTCTCCAAAGTTTTATCGTAAGTATCTAGTAAAACTAACTAATGTTGTCGAAACTGCCATGTGTGCAAAGAAATGGGATGATATTAACTTTAGTCATGTTCCTTCTCTTGCTGCTGCTCGCTACAAGAAAGCATTCAATCGTAATACTCCAAAGTATGCCGAATATGTTGCTTCACTTGTAAAAGGTGATGACAATACTGTAAAAGTTCATGCTGGAGCAGTTTTCCCATATGACGTACTAAAGAGAAAGATTGGTCAATATGTTATGCGTTTTAATGCTACTGAAACCAATCTAATCATCAAGCAATGGGAAGCACTACCAAACTACGTTGGTGATGCTGATATTCTACCAATGGTAGATGTATCCGGATCAATGTCTATCAAAGTTGGTCGCAATCCAAATGCAAAACTTTCATGTCTTGATGTAGCCGTTTCTTTAGGTCTTTATCTAGCAGATAAAAACAAGGGTTCATTTAAGGATACTTTCCTTACTTTCTCAGGTAATCCACAACTATTACGTCTACGAGGTAATGTAGTTCAAAAGATTGATCAAATGGTTCGATCAAAGTGGGAAATGAACACCAATCTACATGCAGCTTTTGATAATATTCTATCTGTAGCAAAGATCGGCAACGTATCTCAAAAGGATATGCCAAAGATTATTCTGATTCTGTCTGATATGCAATTCGATGAATGCATCCGCTTTGATGATTCTGCATATCAAATGATTGAACGCAAGTATCGTGATGCAGGATATGAAATGCCAAAGGTAGTTTTCTGGAATCTAAATGCATATGACAATGTGCCAGTAAAGTTTGATAAGAACGGTACTGCACTTGTTTCAGGCTTTAGTCCAGCAATTGTTAAGTCTTTACTAGCGGGTGATCTAGAAAATTTCACTCCAGAAGCGATCATGCTTAAAACAATTATGCAAGATCGTTATGCAGTTCTTTAATTAGAACTGTTGTTAGGATCAGTATGAACCGGATTATTGATCCTAAACCAAAGAAAGCCAAAAGTTTTCTTTGGAGTGACGGTATCTTAACTGGAAAAGAACTTGACTGTGAATCAGGTAAATGCGGGTTCAAATCCCGTCCGTCACCCCAAAGAGAATTTTTAAAGTTTTAGGGCTGTGGTGTAATAGAAGCACATTTTAAAAAAAACCTATGCTGATTATAGGATACATTCAGCAACACAATTTTACATTTCCACTATAGGGGAATAGGTCTAGGTGCAAATCCTAGCAGCCCTACCAAGATATATAATAACATATACCCTGTTAGTTCAATGGTAGAACTTCGTCTTTACACGGCGATTACGGCAGTTCGATTCTGTCACGGGGTACCAATTTTAATTTAAAGCCATATGAAATTTCATAAAGACGGAACATTGCCCCTATTAAATCCTTACACTTGTTTTGTTTTTGGATCTAATTTGGCAGGCAGACATGGTGCCGGCGCTGCCAAAGTTGCCCATCAAAAATATGGTGCCAAATATGGCATTGGAGTAGGATTTTATGGAAATTCATTTGCAATACCAACAAAAGACTTAAAATTATCAACGTTAAATCTAGAACAAATCGAATCTTTTGTTAATGAATTTTTAAAATTTAGTTTTAACAGAAATCTAGATTTTTTTGTTACAAGAATTGGTTGTGGTTTAGCCGGATATAAAGACGAACAAATAGCACCGTTGTTTAAAAATGCATCAAATAATTGTTCGTTTGCAGAAGAATGGAAAAAGTTTTTAATTGCTTCCTGAGCATGATGTGTTAATGCAACTGTCTCTAAAACAGGAAATATGGGTTCGAATCCCATAGGAAGCACCAATATTTTATAAGGAGAAAACCTATGTTTCATAGTGATGTCTAGGTTCAAAAGCCACCTTAATATTCTAATAGTTTCATTAATCGATAACAAATTAAACTATTAGGAGAATTAAAATGTCTGTAGAACTAAAAATTAAAGCAAAACATCTTGGTGCAGAAGCACGTATTATTAGATTTCAAGAAGAAAAAATTAAGAAAGCTTTCAAAAATCAACATAATATTGATAAAAAAGATAAATTATTAGAATCATATATGTCTTTGAGAAATCATCGACAATTTGAAGTAAGAACTGAAGCAAGAGCAACACATTTAGCAAGAGCATTTATCAAGGGTGCTTCTTATGAAAGTGTTGAAAATAGAAGATTGATGAATGATTATTATTTTGCATTACGAATTCTACCAAGGGTTCATATGATGGCAATGAAATATGGTAATCGCAAAACAACAATTGAAGATATTAAAAAATGGGTAGGATTAGAATAAAAATGAAAGTTATAATAAACAAATATTAAAAATTATAAGTTTATTATAATAAAAAAGGATGAATATAGTAAAGATGTGCAGGGTGAGCTAGTCTGGTGATTCAGCGCGTGCCTGAAGAGCATGAGAATCAGGTTCGATTCCTGGACCCTGCGCCAATAATGAATGCTTTTATTTTCGATGCCTGAAGTCAGCACTAATCAAATTAGGACAGGTTTAACGTAAACTATTAAACAATTGATATAAAATGAACGAAAGTCGAATTCTTTTCCTTGATTTAGAAGATACTATTATTACACCCGTTTTAGAAGGATGGTGGAATACAGAATTAATCAATTTAAATAAAATTCGTAATTTCATTAAGATCTTTAACCCATCTTCGCTGCATATATTTTCTTTTGCAATACACAACGAACAGGATTATAGAAATTTTGTTAATTCTGGAACCAAGGGTATGATTGAAAATGCCCTTGATATGCATATTGTTCGTACTCCTACGGTTGAAGATATCATTGTAGAAACTTCGGAACAAATGCTTATTCATCCATCCACAGTTCCCTTTAATGATTTGGTCCAAATGTGGGGAAAACAACTATCTTTTCCTATGTACATCCGTACCAATTTTGTTAATGCAAAAAATGATGTTTCAGTTGCATTGCTTGATGATACTGTTTTTGACCAAGAATTTTCTTTTAAGACTAATTCAGATGACCGTATTTTCGGTTCTATTCTTAATATTGATAAACTATCATGATTGTAGATTATTGTTCAGATTATATGATTGTTGGTTGTCGAGTTTTAGCAAATTCACGCGGATATTGTGGATCTGAAAATTATCTAACTGACTTATTTAAAATTAAATCATTTGGAGTATAATATGAAGATTTCTGAAATTTTGCATGATGCTTGGTTATATCATTTGTCGGAGAATAAAATTCCATCATATAATCAATCACAATTTAGTTGTATTGCTATTGTGTGGGGTGATGATAGGGAGGATGACACCCAGGATGAAATAATCTTCAAAGGTTTACAAAACATGGGATTACCTCATAATTTTTATGAATCGTGTTTTGATGATATTAAAGATTTTGTAGAAAGGCAAAATGCCCGGGCAACTTGGCTTATGTGGGCTGAATTGATGGCTATTGAACAGGACATCTAAATAAATTTAGAGTTGATGTATAAAAACCACATGTGGATATTGCCTCTGTGATGGAATTGGTATACGTGTCGGATTCAAAATCCGAATTTTAGGGGTTCGACTCCCCTCGGAGGCACCAATTTAATGCTCTTATAGTTTAATGGTTCAAAACGCTATCTTGGTATGATAGAAACTCAAGTTCGATTCTTGGTAGGAGCTCCAATTATTAAAATAAAGGAAAATTATGAAGCAGTTGAGAATTTTTAAACTAATTAATGGTGAAGATGTTCTAGCACAACTAGAAAATCAAGAAGGTTCTAATTTTACGTTACTAAATCCTGTAGGTATCACAATTGTTAGAGGACCCAATGGACAACCGTCCGTTGGGTTTTCTCCTTTTCCAATTCACGCCGAGCAGGAACAACCTTCAGTAAAAATGCATAAGACTATTGACATACCGAAGTCAAGTGTAGTATACTCTTATGATCCTGCCCAGGATTTTAAGAATAATTATGACCAATTATTTGGAGCAGGAATTGTACTACCTAATAAACAAATTATTACAGGATGATTAATGACAAAAGATTTTTATACTAACGTACAAGTATTTGGAAACAAAATTCTGTATCGTGGTATAAAAAACGGGGAGCGTATTCAGGATAAACTTGATTACGCTCCTTCGTTTTTTGAGCGATCAAGAAATGAATCAAAGTTTAAAACTCTGCATGGAGAAAATTTAAAAGAAATTCGTCTAGAAGATATTAAAGAAGCCAGAGAATATTTGAAAAAATATGATGGTGTATCTAATAAGAAAATCTATGGAATGGAAAAGTTTGAATATGCATATATTGCAGAAAATTTTCCTGAAATGATTGAATGGAATCAAGAAAAGATTAGAATTTGTATTATTGATATTGAAGTTGAATCAGAGAATGGTTTTCCTGATCCGTATGAAGCTAATGAACCTATTACAGCAATCACTCTCCGTTTTTTGAATGGAGAGATTTTTGTGCTTGGCACAGGTACATACAAAGTACGGGGTAATGAAAAATATTTCCAATGTCAAGATGAATATTCTCTGATTAAAAAGTTTCTAAACATTTGGAACTTATATACTCCAGATATTGTTTCTGGTTGGAACATTAAGTTCTTTGATATTCCATATCTAGTAAATCGTTTTAGGCGAATCGTTGGCGAGGATTTTACAAAAGGTTTATCTCCTTGGAAATTTATTTCTGAAAGAAAAGTTCGCCAAATGGATGGTAGTGAACTTATTGCCTATGGTTTACTAGGAATTTCTATTCTTGATTATATTGAATTATATAAAAAATATTCATATGGAAATCCAGAAAATTATAAACTAGATACCGTTGCCCACGAAGAATTAGGTGAAAATAAAATATCATATGAAGAATATGGTAGCTTACATAATCTTTACAAGTTAGATTACCAAAAATTCATCGAATATAACATTAAAGACGTTGATCTTATTGTTCAACTAGAAAATAAACTAAAGTTAATTGAATTGGCATTAACTCTTGCATATGATACAAAATCAAATTTTGATGATGTTTTTATGCAAACAAGAATGTGGGATAATCTGATTTATTCATTCTTATTAAAAAAGAATATTATTATTCCACCAAAAGAACATAAAGAAAAGAGTGAAGCATTTGAGGGTGCATATGTTAAAGATCCACAAATTGGAATGCACCATTACATTGCAAGTTTTGACCTAAATTCACTTTATCCACATTTGATGATGCAATATAATCTTTCGCCAGAATGTTTGGTTGAACCCGAGAATTATACTGACGAAATGAGAAACATCTTGAATCAAGGTGTTACTGTAGAAAAATTACTAAATCAACAAATTGATTTATCTGGTTTAAAAAATGTAACTGTAACACCAAATGGTCAGTTTTTTGATACAACAAAGCGTGGATTTCTTCCAGAAATGTTAGAAGAAATGTATAATGATCGTAAAAAGTTCAAAAAGCTTATGTTAGACGCGGAACAAGAATTAGAGTATGTTTTGGCAGAAATTGAGCGTCGAGGTATATAATGCAATAAAAAGAAATAAAATCTAGTAAAGGAGAATGTTTTGGAAAACTTAAAAAATATGACAGATGAAGAACTTTTAAATTATAAAGAACAATTAATTAGGAGAGTTGCACGTTATAAAAATTTGCAACTTGCGAAAAAGGTGTCTCTTTAACTCTGCATATGGTGCAACCGGTTCGCAATATTTCAGATTCTATGATCTTCGTTTAGCTTTAGCTGTAACAACTTCTGGTAAGTTGAGTATTCGTTGGATTGAAAATAAATTGAATATTTTCATGAACAATTTTTTAAAAACAGAAAAAGATTATGTTATTGCTTCAGATACAGATTCTATTTACATGAATCTTGGTCCTTTAGTGAATAAAGTTTATGGAAAAGTTTCAGAAACAAATAAAGTAATTGACTTTATGGATAATGTTTGTGAACAAAAAATTCAACCATATATTGATAAATCATATCAAGAACTTGCTGATTATGTTCATGCATATGAACAAAAAATGCAAATGAAGCGAGAAGCTTTATCAGATAAAGGTATTTGGACTGCAAAGAAACGTTACATTTTAAATGTATATGATAATGAGGGTGTTAGATATAAAGATCCACAACTAAAGGTTATGGGTCTGGAAATGATTAAATCATCTACTCCATCTATAATTAGAAATAAGATGAAAGAAACTATCGAAATTATTATTCGAAAAAGCGAAAGTGATGTTCAAGATTATATTTTTAATCTTCGAAACGAATTCAAAAAATTGCCTATCGAAGATATTTCATTTCCTCGTGGTGTAAATGGTTTAACAAAATATTCAAACTCATCAACAGTTTATGAAAAAGGATGTCCAATTCATGTAAAAGGATCACTTCTATATAATAAACTGATTAAAGATTTAAATCTTGAGAGTAAATATGAAAAAATCAAAGAAGGCGACAAGATCAAATTTACTTATTTAAAATTACCAAATCCCATTAAAGATTCAGTAATTTCGTTTCCTATTGTCTTTCCAAAGGAATTTTCTCTTGACAAATATGTTGATTTTGATGTACAATTTGAAAAGACATACTTAGAGCCAGTTAAGGGTATTCTTGACTGTATCGGCTGGAAAGCAGAAAGAATTAACAGTTTAGATGATTTTTTCTCATAATAACATTAGTTAAGTGGATTAGTTATCCACTATAAAACAAACAACAAAGGAATTTAAAAATGAATAATCTTTTAGAAAAAATGAAAAATGCTGGTTCTATTAAAGCAACAAGTATTTTAAGTGAATCTATTTTCTTCAACGAAAAAGATCAAATTCCAACAAGTATTCCTATTATTAATGTAGCATTATCAGGAAAATTAGATGGTGGATTAACAGCTGGATTAACGTTTATTGCGGGTCCAAGTAGACACTTTAAATCTCTTTTAGGTCTATTATTAATTAAAGCATATATGGATTATTATGATGATTCGATTTGTCTTTTTTATGATTCTGAATTTGGTATTACTCCAGAATATATTTCTAGTTTAAATATTGACACAAATAGAGTTATTCATATTCCTATAGAACATGCGGAACAATTGAAGTTTGATATATCTAAAAGATTAGAAAAAATTGATAGGGGAGACAAAATCTGTATTTTTATTGATTCTGTAGGAAATTTGGCTTCAAAAAAAGAAGTTGAAGATGCTTTAGATGAAAAATCTGTAGCAGATATGTCAAGAGCGAAAGTTATGAAAAGCATTTGGAGAATTGTTACACCACATCTAACAACAAAAGATATACCTTGTATTGCAGTTAATCATACGTATCAAACAATGGAATTATATTCAAAAGCTGTTATGTCGGGTGGAACTGGAGGAATGTATTCGGCAAATCAAGTTTTAATTATTGGAAAAGCACAAGAAAAAGATGGTTCGGAATTAATTGGATATAATTTCACAATTAATATAGAAAAGTCTAGGTTTGTAAGAGAGAAATCAAAACTACTTTTTACAGTAACATATAATGGTGGAATTAATAGATGGTCAGGTCTGTTGGATCTTGCACAAGAAGCTGGAATGGTGATTAAACCAAAGAATGGTTGGTATGCAAAGGTTGATGAGGATGGTGTTATTCAAGGAAAAAATTATCGTCAAGCTGAAACCGATAATGCAGAATTTTGGAACGACATTTTAAATTCAGATAAATTCCGAAATTTCGTGAAACAAAAATATCAAATATCATCTGGAGATATGATTTCGGATAAACAAATCGAAGAAGAAATGTCAGGAGAATAATTATGGGATTAAAAGAAGGTTTAGATTATAGTTTTGTGATTTCAGAAAGTGATAAAAATTCTATTCATCTTTCTATTTTAGATCAAACTTCCAAATTTAAAGATGTTGTGTTTAAATATGGAGCAATTTCAATAAAAGAAGAAAATGACGAAGCCGTATTAGAATTTTTCTTTGAAGTTATAACAGGTAATGATGAGTATAGTGAAAAAGAACTTCAAGAAAATAATGAATTTAAGAATTACATTGGAAATATTTTGCTCAATCTAATTACTGAAGGTCTAGATAACGTGAACACTTATAATGAAGAAGATCCACTAAATGAAAATTGAAAATATTATTTTTAAAAATTTAATCTATAATGAAGATTACATGAGAAAGGTTTTTCCTTTTCTCAAAGAAGATTACTTTACAGATAAATCCGAAAAAATAATTTTTAAGGAAATTAGTTCTTATATCAATGATTATAATAGAAGTCCATCAATAGCTGCAATCAATATTGGTATTTCTGATAAACCTATCGATGAACTTACTATGAAAAATGTTGAAGATATAATTTCAACGATTTCAAACGATAAGGAAGTTGAAAAAGATGAATCATGGCTAATTGATAGAACAGAAAAGTTTTGTCAAGAGAAAGCTGTTTATAATGCGGTTCTTAATTCCATCAATATTCTAGATGGAAAAGACAAAACTCACGAAAAGGGTAATATACCCAAGATTTTATCTGACGCTTTGGCTGTGACATTTGATAATTCGATTGGTCACGATTATCTTGAAAATTCTTCTGAGCGTTATGAATATTATCATAGAAAAGAAAAGAGATTGCCTTTTGATATTGATCTTCTGAATAAGGTAACAAAGGGTGGATTACCTCCAAAAACCTTAAATATTATTCTTGCAGGAACTGGTGTTGGTAAATCTCTTTTCATGTGTCATTGTGCAGCCTCTTCATTAGCACAGGGTAAGAATGTTCTTTACATTACCTTAGAGATGGCAGAAGAAAAGATTTCTCAGCGTATTGATGCAAATCTTTTAAATGTTACTCTTGATGATCTACTTCAATTGCCTAGGGATGTTTTTGAAAAGAAAATTTCAAATCTTCGTTCTAGAACAACTGGTAAGTTAATTGTTAAAGAATATCCAACTGCATCTGCTTCGGCAATTCATTTTCGAACACTTTTAAATGAATTGAATCTTAAGAAAAACTTTATTCCTGATATTATTTTTGTAGACTATTTGAACATTTGTTCATCTTCAAGAATTAAGCCGGGTGCATCTGTAAATTCATATACATATGTGAAATCTATTGCAGAAGAACTTCGTGGTCTTGCTGTTGAATTTAATGTTCCTTTAGTTTCAGCTACACAAACTACAAGAAGCGGTTTTACAAACAGTGATCCAGGTCTAGAAGATACAAGTGAATCTTTTGGATTACCTGCAACGGCAGATTTTATGGCTGCCCTTATTTCTTCAGAAGAATTAGAAGAATTAGGACAAATCATGTTCAAACAATTGAAAAATCGTTATTCTGATATTAATTATTACAAAAAGTTTGTTATTGGAGTAGATAGATCAAAAATGAAATTGTATGATCTTGAAGAATCTGCTCAATCCGATATTATCGACAGTTCGAACTCTATAAATAAATCTAAGGGGTTCAAAACCAACAAATTCGATGATATAAAGGTATAAGAATGGCGGCACAGCAAGGTTTTCAATACGAAATTAATGCGGCAAAAATATTAAAACCTTTAGGATTAGTTCCTAAAAATTTCGTTCCTGCTGGCGCCGGTCATAATCAACCAGATTTAATGCTTGTTTATAAGCAAAAGGAAGCCGGTTGTGAATTAAAAATTACGGCTGCAAGTGCTGGTTCTTTAGTTATGAAATACGATATAAAGAATAAAAAAAATCCTTGGTCTTTTGGTAATATTAAGTCTGATGAAGAAGAAAAATTGTTTATACGAGATTTAGCTGATGAAGTTGGTTTATTTAAACTTATTAATAAACAATGGAATGAAATACCATTTAAAAGAGATAAAGATGTATTGTGGGAAGCTACTGCTGGAAAATTAACCAAAAAACAGCAATATGAAAGAGATAGAGATACTTTCAAAGAAATTAAAGGTGAAATTCCAGCAACTAAAATTGAAGAATATTACAACAAAAAAGATACATATTATGTAAATGTTGGTACCCATGGTTTCTATATGATGGGGAATAAAAATCCTTTAAAGTTAAAAGGTGTTCCAACATTTAGTAATTCAGCAAAAGCAATTTATAGAGCAAGAGTTCAATATAAAGGAAGTGATAACTATCAATTCACTTTTGAAATGAGCTTTTCTATGAGAAGTAAATCACCATTTAATATAGCACCAACAAATGGAAAAACAGTAGAAATTCAAGAAAGCGAGTTGAATTTGGCATGTTTTATATGAAAGGTTATTATGTTAGCAACAGTTATTATTCCTACAACAGGAACAAAAGAAGTAAGAAAAGCAATTGAGAGTGTATTAAATCAAACATATCCAACAATTTGTTATTTGATATGTGATGGAGAAGAATATCATGGTAAAGTTAAAGTTATTGCAGATGAATATTTGGGAAATCCTAATTTCAAAATCTGTTTTTTACCTATTAATGTGGGATCAAATGGTTTTTATGGTCATCGCGTTTATGCTGCTTTTTCTCACTTGGTAAATACTGAATATGTTTTTTATCTAGATCAAGATAATTGGTTAGAGACAAATCACGTAGAAACTTGTATTAATACTATTCAAGAAAAAAATCTTGATTGGTCATATTCATTGAGAAACATTTACAATGAAGATACATTCTCTTGTCGAGATAATTGCGAATCTTTAGGTAAATGGGAAACATATCATGGAACAAATCATATAGATACTAATTGTTATTGCATTAAAACTGAAGTTGCAATTAAAATTGCAAGTGTTTGGCATGGTAAATGGGGACAAGACAGAGTTATTTTTAATGTCCTAAAAACTCATTTTAAGAATTTCGATTGTACAGGATTATATACTGTTAATTATAGAACTGGTGGAAATTCTGGATCTGTTACTACAGAATTCTTTGAAAATGGTAATCGTATTATGAATGAAAAATATAATGGAGTATTCCCTTGGAGAAAACTAATTTAATTATTGGTGGTATAGCGAATTATAACTTTGAGCAATTAAAACCTTGGATTTTATCGATCAATGAAGTTTGTGATTCGTCAGTAGAAAAAGTTCTTTTATATAAGAATATATCACAAGAAACATTATCGGAAATTGAAAAACATGGATTTGAAATATATCCTTTATCAGATGCAAATTTACCCATTCATGTTTTAAGATTTATTGGTATCTATGATTATCTCAAAGAAAGAAAACATATACAATATGTTGTAACAACAGATGTTAAAGATG